TCTTGGTAGCGAATGTGCCTTCGCCGCCAACGACGAGAACCGATCCGTCAGCTTTACCAACGAAGAGGTTTTTATTTGTGAGGTCGATTGCCAACTCTCCAGAAGAAAGACTTGCTGGAGCGGAAGAACCGCGTTTAATGCGAATGATTGGGTTTGCCATAGTTTTTTATTATTTTTTGTTTTTGTTTTTGTTTTTCTGGTTATTCAGAAATTTTTAAGGTGATTCACTATATTCTCCAGCATCTATTTCAGCTACATTTGTAAGTTCACCACTTTGTATTTGTGCAACTTCATTTCCATTTGGCAATGTTCCGTCTTCACCAATTGTGAGCGAGGAACTGGGGCTAAAATCTATCTTGCCTGTAAATGGATTGAATTTAACTGCCATATCATGCTATGCTTACCATTACAAGATTTGCATCATTTGCAGTAGGCGGTTGCACAGAATATGTCAATGTAAGTGTAGCAACAACAACAGATGCTTTACTATAAACTACAGTAGCAATATTATTAGTTGAACCATAGTAAGTCAAAGCAAGCTCATCATATTCTGGAATTTGAAAACCTTGCAAACTTGCAAGTGATGTTGAAACTCCATTTATACCATCGAGAACAAGATGGCGATACTTTGCAGTATCAAGAATCGAGGGGATATTTTCCATAATTTTAATTTGTAAGCTGATGGGGCGGCAGAGTCAAATAATAACTCTGCCGCCAATATCAACCTACACGATTACAGACCAGTCGAGGAAGTCGAGCAGGGAAGCGGATTGCCATCAAATGGGCAACGCTTGTAAACCACGGCGCAAACGTTCTGCGGACGAATCGGTTGGATAGCACGGCTAATTTGATAGATGTGCTGACCGAAATCACCATAGAGGTTGCAATCGTTGTCGCGGAAGTAAGTCCACTCAAGTTCACCCATGGCGAGCTGAGGAGCGAACTTGAAGGTTCCCTCACCAACATACTGCTCAGGAATGAGACGCTTGAAGGCTTCACCAGCGATAACGAACATAACTTCGTAAGGAGCGGAAACCCAAGCCGGATTGCGGCGTTGAGCGAAACCGTTCGTCACGGCAGTCGAAACGATTGGGTTGACCAGAACGAGGTTGCCAGAACCATCGAAGCCAGTAGCGCGGAGAGGCTGTTGGTCAATACCAAAAGCGAAACCACGATAGCCCATGAACTGATAACCAGCAATGGCCTCTTCACCCATCTTGAAGCTACCAGCGGTAAGATAGAGGAGGTCTTCTTTGACATCAGCGTCATTACGGAAGTTCTCGATCTGATCGGCAGAAGCAAGCACTTGGAAGAACTCGCCGTCTTTCGTAGCGAAAGGCTCGGCAAGCATCTCTTCACGAAGGAAAGTGCCAATGCGATAGAGGGTCTTGAAGTTCATTGGCGCATCGGGGAGGATAGCCGCGAACTGGGTGTTGATCTGCTGCATGTCACCAGTGAGGTTAGCAGAGAACGATTGGGTGCTGTTCACGACATACTTAACACCAGACTGAATCAGGTATTGGAAGCGGATGTCAGCATTGATGATCTGAAGGATCGTCTTCTCAAGCGAAACTTGCGCTTGGAGATAGCTGCCCTTGAATGCAGTGCGAGCTTGCTTGACGCAAACACGGGGGCCAGCACCACGAAGGGTTTGGAGTTGGAATTGATACTCAGTCGAACCAACTTGATCAGGAGTAGCACCAACACCGCAAAGGGTGGTGTCATTCACGAAGGTTGGGGAAGCAAGCGAAGCGGCTGGAACAGCCATTTCCTCAACAACGCTACGAACAACGTCCGAAACGTTAGGGAGAGTTCCACCATCAATCGAGTTGATGTAAGGAGACTTGCGAGCAAGCACACGGCCAATCTGACCGATGATGCGGTTTACGTCTTTGGAAGCGAAGTCTTGAATCGCGGCCAATGGGATACAATCGTTAGGCATAATTTTAGTTTTCTAGTTTAGTTTTTGTTTTTGTTTTTTGGTTTTGTTCTGCTTGAACTACCCTCCGTTTAGAAAACTTCGGGCGACATTCAAGTTTGCAATAGTATCATTTCGGTGATTCCACCTAAATGATCGTCATGCTCTTTTTCTTGTTTGGTCGCCCCGGAACGCTGGGCTTATTATTGCGTCCTGTTTTGTGGTTTCTGTGAATACCACGGATTCACTGCTATACGGAAACAGTTCGCCGAGATGAAGCGCATATATCTTATTTTAAAAAATCAGTCAAAAGGTTTTTTTGAAAAAATATAAAAAATATTTTTGACATTGTAAAAAAATTCATTATTTTGCTTGCATTCTGACTTGAACTGAAGAGAGTTCAAAGCACGACTTTCCCTCAAAGGATACCCGTCTTGATATTCTCTTCTATCAAGGCGGGTTTTCTTTTGTATGAATCCAATGAGGTATCAAAAGGCATCCCGCAAGGATGCTATATCGGTGAGCGAAATATGACCGAGATCATGGCAACGAAACAATGATTGCACTTGCCATTGCAGAACGCACGGACTGGAATGATGAAGCCATGCCAACCAGTCGCTAGAAATAGATACACGCCGTAGCGATACGGGCGAAGGTTCTGTTGAGGGTAAATATAGAGTGTTAGTGCGGCCCGATAAAGACAACAGAATTATGTCGAGATAGCCATACTACCGATTCCTATGCGGAAGTTTATTGCTGGAGACACTTCATCTACACAACAGGCGAAGTGTCTCAATGAGCCTCCAACCTTAAACCTTTCGGAAGTATAATTGCAATACTTATCAAAAATGATAAGCAAATCTAGCGAATGTTAAAAAAACGAAGAAATATTTTTAACGCTTGCGAAGAACAAATTCAATGAATGCTTCTACGCGATTTTCGTATGGATATGTCTGATCTACGCGAGTCCCAATCTTGTAATTATAGTTTGTGTCAATGAGGTCGCAGTAGATTAAATCGCAATTAAAGTTTGCTAACCACTCTGGCAAACAAACGTGGGTTGGTGCAGGAGATCCAGCTTGCCAAAGTGACCAAGTTGACTTGTGGTCTGGGTTAAATCTGCTAGGCCAAATCATGCCTTCGTAAAGTTCCCAAGATGGAATTGAGACAACAGCATAACCTCCCTTGCGTAGAACCTTCAGCCAAGAATTAAGAGCGGCTTTAGGATCGTGCATATGCTCCAAGCATTGAGAAGCATGAATATAGTCAAAAGATTCTTTTGGGAAATATTTATCAAGATGATTTGCATCTCCATCTTCCATGTCGAATCCTACAACCCCATCGACTTTGATTAGATCATCTCCTGCTCCAATATCAATTCCTGCGCCTTTGAATATCTTAGAAAAAAGTAGTCGTTTTTCTGACGAAAGCCTGCGCTCCATTGCCTTGCTGGATTCTTTCATTTTAGTATGTCTTTAATAATTTTAATATCATCCACCCAATAACGCGCTGCGTTATACTTCACGATGCTATCTGGGACATCCAAGCAAGTCTCTTGGATCAATGGGTGGTGTAATCCAGCCGCAATCCAGAATGGAGATGACTGATTTCCAATGAACATATCGCTCCCAGCAATAGCTTGAGCTATCTCTAGGCAATTATTTGTGAGAAATCTGTCAACTTTCCCAAAACTCTGAACAAAATTGCCATATTCGTCATGCACTCCGATAAAAACAACACGATCACGGATTTTATCAATAATTCCCTTCCATGGGAACAATTCATTGCGATAGCGAGTTGACCTACAACACACAATTTTTCCTTGCAAGCTCAAATCAGGCTTAACTTCAATCCATTTTTCTATGCAAGGAGAAACTCCAAGCTCTTTTGCATGCATCTCAATAATCGTTCCAGTCCCCCAGTGTTTTCTGAATCCAGTGACATCGAAATCTATGTCTTTAGGATTCTTCTCGAAAGAAACACCTGAAATGTATTCTTGGCACTCCAGTAACGGCCTTAATGACTCATATTTGAACCCCTCCATCATCAATTGTGGAGTGGAATTATGGTCTGTGATTACAATGTGACCACCACCAAGCTCCCGCATCAATGGCAAGAAGGCTATGATGTCTCCGATATGACCAGAATGTAAAAACCTTTTCACGCTAGAGACTGCATTACATCAGACTTCTTCTTTTTTGCTGTAGACTGGCAATGTTTGACTAATTTGCTAGACAAATCCTTATCGGCGGAATTTACCATGTCTTTTTCCGTCAAATTAAAGATTTCTGCGGAGATAAATTTCATAATCGCCGCAGAACACATATCCCTTGATGCATAAAACAAATAAGTTGGCTCTCCACAAACGTATAGAGATTGTTTTTTCTCAATCTCATCTGCTTTTTCTGTAGAAAAATCAAGATTGAATACATCGTAGTCACTCATCCATCCACCACCAGCAGCATGAAGCGCACACCAACGAGTAAATCGAGCCATAAGCCAGTCCAACTCATTCCTGCGCTCTGCTGGAAGGCTACTAGATGCATTTATCATCTTAGATGCAATCTTATTGTATAGGTGAGATCCCTGCGCGTGGGAGCGATTGAGCATGACTGACTTCCAACCCATCTTTTCCCATGAGGTTTTCCACCAATTAGCGCAAGCAAATTCCTCATTTTGATTTGCAGTTTGAATGCTAGTGTAAAATGCGTAAATATTTTTCATTTTCAATAAACCTTGTAACCCACGTGGAAGACCGGCAATCCCAAGTCAATGTATGGCTGATGTCCAGACTCTTTTGCTCTTTTGCAGAAGGATACGTCCTCGCCAGTAGCAGAGTTAATCGGATGGAAATAGTCAAATTCGCCATTCGGGATTGGCGATTTTAGTTCTGGATACTTTTCTTCGATGTCTTGGAAGACTTTTCGGTGAACAAGCATACATCCAGTAGCCACCCAATCAACAGGAGCTACCTCATCTTGGTATGCGCGAGCCTTTGGTTCAAGCGAACGATCAGAACACATCAGCGGTGCGCCTTCTTGACGACCAAAGTATGCTCCTCCAATTAGCGTTTTATTTGCTCCAATAAGCCTCTGTAGCGCGTGACGCTGCAATGGGGCATCATTCATATTCCTAGCACTAGGAACCGTGGATTTCATCCAATTTGGACGACCAATACAGGGAATAATGTCATCATCAATCATCAATAGCCACTTCGCATCAGTTTCTAGGAATTTTTGTGCAATTTTATTGCGAGAATGATAGATCATGGCATCACCAATTGACATATCAAATCGGATTTTATCTTTTCCAAAGTCCAATGCCATTGCGATAAGCGCAAATGCAGTAACTGGGTTGGTTGTTTTGTAGCATGGGAAGCCTACAAAAATATCTCTGCCTGCAAACTCACAACGATATGAAGGCATTCCTTCTTGATTGCGAGATTCTACAACGGGATTGTTGTATTCTTCTACTTTTTCTACCTCTTGCTTTGGCTTACGACCACGCTTTTGCACTTTTGGCTCTTCTTTTACTTCTGGCTTCTTAACTTCTGGCTTTTTCACTTCTTGTGGATCGTCATAGTGAGAGAAGTCGCGCTTTGGCCCTTTAGGGATATGTTGATTTAAAGGCTGAGTTTTCCGTCCCGGCCTAGAGAATGGATCAGCCGAATCTAGCGCGTTCATTGTGATTTTCTCGTCTGGAGATACTTTTGTTTCCATATTTATAAAGTTTATAATTTATTACTAACTTCTGTAATTTTAGTATAAATGCCCCCGACAGGATTTGAACCTATAACCAATCGGTTATGAGCCGACTGCTCTAACCATTGAGCTACAAGGGCAAATGTATCATTAAAGGATACTATCCACCAAGAGCTTCATCCAATCCAAGGTCAATAGCGTCAGAAGCATTCATCTTGATTCGATCACTCATGCTGTTTGTTTTATTTGCAGACTGAGTAGAAATAGATTGTTTTGGAATCTTGCTAGATGACTTCAAAGAATTATTCTCAGTGGTCAACTTCTTGACTTGATCCAAAAGCGCACTCTTTTGAGCCTGTTCAGTCCGCAACTGATCTGAAAGAACATGGCTAAACACAGCGGCAGCGGCAACATTAGCTCGATCTTTAGATGTAGTAGGCCAAAGGGCAGACTCAAACTTGCCAGCTAGATCTGAAACGCGAGAATTGTGATTTTGAATCTGTTGAATTTGATCTGGAGTTGCGCCTTGAGGGACTTCAGCATACCTAGCCCAAGGAAGTTCCTTTGTAAGCGTATCAATTTCTTGATCAATTTCAGTTACAGTCTTCTCATACCACTGACCCTTCTCCATCTCTCGATCCTGAAGAATCTTATCAGCATTTTCGGCGGCATACTGAATCTCGCCTTCTTGTTTGTCTCGCAAGTCAGAAACATCAACAAGATTACGCTTTAACTTCTCAACATCAGTAAATGGAATATTATCAAATGCTGGATTTTTCCAGAACGCATCATTAATTTTATCTGGGCCACCACTTTTTTCAATGCTGGTAATGACATCCTCTGAAGCCCCATGCTTACGAAGAATGCCATAGATGTTCTGCTTGGCAGATTCAATCGGGCGAGAATATTTCGACTGGAACTCAGGATCGTTCTTGATGTCGAAAATCTGACGGAACTTCTTTAGTTCCTCGTAGTCTTGCGGGACGGCTTGCGGCCTTTGCTCAAAGTCTTGGAGCTTTTGACGGAGGGTTTCCGCTTCTTCAGCTTGCTTTTTATAGGAGCTTGCAGTTTCTTGGAGCTTGCGCCAGTTGCTTTGGTTTTTTTCCGAAAGATTTCTGGGTTGTTCAATAGACGCAATTTCAGGGTCGATTTCGATTTGTGGTTTTGCTTGCTCCACTTGTCCAGAGTCAACTTGACCTGAGACATTTGCCTGTTCATTTTTGGTTTCCAGAACAGGTTCCACATCATTTTGAAGTAGATTTTGTTCAGGAACATCACTATTGCTTGTTTCAATTTCATTACTTGGTTCTTCTTGTTGTTTAATTACCTCATCAAGCAAATTATCAATTTGCTGTTCGGTAGAGTCATCAATCTTGTCCGAATCAAGACTTGGGTTTCCAAAGCCAGTAACGTCTGGCTCCACGATGTTTTCTGTTTCTGTCATATTTATTTTGGTTTGGTTGGTTGATTGATTTATTAGATAAATAATTTTATCTAAAATTTATTTCTTACGCATGGATTTTATGTTTTGTGAATCAATGTATAATTTCTCAATCTCTTCAATTGTCGAGTTGTTTTTGATCCAATTTGCTCTCCACGAAATTACTCTAACATTTCCTTTTGTATATCCTAACTCTGGGAAAATCCTATCAAGTGACGGGCTATTGTTTTTATGTCCATTTGTTGAAATCTGTATTCCCAATACAGGGCAATAATTTGGTATAATTATATCTTCAATTCCAATATTTATTTGAATGCCAAACTGCCTCGCTCTTGATGTTGCAGAATACAATAATGAATTTGCAATATTTTGTTTTTTATATTTTTTAGCATATTCATTTATTCTTTGCATATTTGCTCTGCGATATTCGTCTTCGCATGGCTTGCAGTTGCGTATCCCGTCTTTTCTAAAATTAAAATCAGTTTTTATTTTCCAGCTTTTGCATTTACTGCACCAATAAAAATCTTCACTTGGTTGTGGCGGTCTTTGAACTTTGTGATGACATTTAGGGCAACTTTTAATTTTTTCAATATATTCGGCCCTTACTTTTCTTACAACTCCACATACAGAACATTTACACAAATAATAAGATTTTCTGTTTTCTGTAAATTTTTCAGAAACGACCCCGGGATATTTCATTTTTTCTTCATCGACTTAGCTCCGCGACACCTCCAGCGTTTTCGACTTAAGTTATTAGGGCTGTTTTTATCGTTTTGTTTGCTCTTTGAAAGCCTTTTCTTTATGCCAAGACTTCTCGCGCAATAACTGTCTCCATGCGGAGTGCCGGGGCGAATACGATCCTTGCCATCAGCAGCTTTCCCAGCCTGACCATACTTAACTGTGCGAGTGCGGCCAGTAGATTTGTTGGTAACAATCTTGGTAAAGCGTTTTTTAAGCGTTGCCATAATTACATCGTTGTGAAATTGCCATTAGAACTATCATCTGCACCTTCATTGAAAGAAATCATATCATCTATTTCTTTCAAAACCTTCTCGAAACCTTCTTTGTATTTTGCTTGCAAGGCAACTTCTTCAATTGTTTTACCATCGCAAGTGGGGATTCGTGATTGCAGATATGCCTTTAGCTTAAAGCCACTTTTTTGCAAGTAATCACGGAACTTGGCAGAGTCTTCCGACTTCCAATTCATATATTATTTATTTTGTTCTTGAACTGCTGGGGCAGATGTATCGCGCCCAAACAAATTGGGGCTAATCATCTTTGATGCTTGAGATTTCAAGTCACCATACATCCCTTGAGCGGCATTCAGATAATTCTTCAAAGACTCGTCTGGCGATCCACTCATTCCCTGCTTATCAAGCTGAGAGTAAGTAGCGGCTTCAGTTGGAGACATAGGCTTTGCTTCGCCAGCACCAATTTTCATTTGGTTCTCGCGGTATGTCTTCATTGCATCAGTTTGTCCACCCATAGTTTTTTAAGTTAAATTGTTTTTTTCTGATTCAGTCAAGCCATTTTCTATGGCATCATAAGATGACTTTGGTTTTTTTATTAATGAATCTAACTTTTGTTGGATTGCTTTAGCCTCATTCATTTGTTCTTGAGTTGCATTTCCAGCAGAAGAATCTCCAGTAAGTATTCTTGCAATAATGCTATGCTTTAATGGAGTTTTATCTTTGCTTTTTCCATACTCAGTTTCGGCAAATGCTATTTCTTGTTCTGGAGTTAAATTGAACGCAGGAGATATTTTATTTTCTTTTAGATATTGTCTAATAGCTTCATTTTTTGCCACTAATTTTTGTTGCTCTGGAGTATTTTTACTATATGGATTTAATGTTATTGCATTATCCTCAGTTGCCATTCCAGCAACCTCTGGTCTATTTTTAAAAAATTCAACTTCTCCTTCATATGGTTTTCTTATTGGATAACCGTATATCGATTCTGTCTGTTGCTTTGGAGATTCGTTTTCTTGTGCAAAAAAAGGCAAGCCTTGCGATTCTCTTTCTATTGCAAATCTAACTGCTTTTTGTTGAATTTTTTTACCTAATTCTGGATTGCTTTTAAATATTTTATCTTCTGGAGTAGAAAGCAAGTATTTAATTTCATTATTGTCAAGCGTTGGAACCATTGTTGGAATAAGTTTTTCTCCACTACCCCAATCAACTCCAATGGATATTTCGCTTGATACACCACTTGGGTCATCAAGTCTTTTCATTCCTCCAAGAAATCCACTGCCTTTTGTTGTGCCATCTGGACGAAGTGAATTAATATTTGATTGTTTAGTTTGTGTATTTGCTCCTCCCATATTTTATCCAGCCGTTGTAGGTTTAGGAGGATTAGCAACATCATTAACCATTCCAAACTGAGTTGGAATTTCTCCAGTGGCTTCGCCAGCTTCTCGTGATTGACCAAGGCTAACTCGTCCAGCTCGCTGCCCACCCATTGCTGGAGGAGCTGCTGCTGGTTGCAATGAAGGATGAATCGGAGTTCCTTGTCCTGCGGTAAGGTGCATAAATGCCTTTTCAGCAGATGCGCGGAACTCAGACAATTGCTCTCTGCTTGCGCCTTTAGCTTCTGCCTGCATAACGTGTCCCATGAAATGCTCAATGGCTTTACTTAGCGGCTGAACCATCTCTGGCGGCAATGAACCAGCAGGAGCGTTTTCAATAAGTGGCATTAGTTTCTGAGACATCACGCCCAAGTGAACCATGTCATTGTCGCGTGGCGATACAGGAACCTCTTGACCAGCGATGATAGATTGAAGCTCAATAATCTGCTGACGAGTTGCCTCGATTGCCAGAGATTCAACTTGTTCTTTAGGTAGAATCACCGAATTTGCAATGCTCTCGCCAAGCTTGCGGCTCCAGTCCAGTTTCAGAAGCTCATCTTGATTCACATTAGGATTACCCATGTAACGCTGAATCATCATGTCAAGAATCTGATCGTTCTGAGCTTGAGTATCAGGCAGAAGTTCTTCAGCAGGACTATAAGCCATAAGAAGAATATCAGAAGGAGGAAGATTACGCTCAAGCATGTTCAGAACGCAAGAAATCGCATCCTCATCCAAATGCTCTGGGACTTGGAATGGAACCATGAAAGAAGGAAGCTCCATTACGCTACGATCAAATGCGTCAACAACATCAGCCCTAGCCCAAACTGCGTTAGGAACCATTTGGCGAGCAATATCAAGTTTTGTCTTCAGCTCTGATGCGGCCTTAATATGCTCTGGATGGCAGATGCCCCGCTGCATACGCTCAACAGCATTACTATATTGTTTCGTGAACCGCATCAAGATCCCTTCACGAATTTGATTCTCAATAGCTGCAACACGATTGATTTCAGATGCAGTAACCTTCTGGTCGCGCATTCCCAATGCAGAACTAGGAAGGAATGTGCCAATCTGAATTTCAGCAAGTCCAGAAATGAAACGATCCAGCGTCAAGAAGTCATCGACATTCGCTGGCATATTCTGCGGAATAACTTCATATCCTTCCGCGATATAGGCGACAGGATGATGGACAGTAAGTGGCGTTGCTCCAGCCTTTGCATTTGGCCCTTTCTTGAGCAGAAGCATTCCAGACAAGTAGGAATTATCTACAACAAGGTTACGGGCCTTCTCAACAGCAATATGGGTGTTGTAAAGATCACGCCCAGCACCGCGAGACGACATCAACGCACCGCTTCCAATCTCAACGCTGAACAATGCCAAGCATTCACTCATGCGGGTATATCGGTCAAGCTGAGTGCAAATCTCATCTCCGCTCTTATCATCAAACAAGAATCGACTTATTTTGCCATTAGGCTCACGAACAAGAAGCTCACCAAGTTCTACATATTTTGCGTCATTCTCGTAGCTGGCTCCGTAACTTCCTTCACGAATCCAATCCTCATATCGGCGAGCATCATCGTCAGAATCAAGGGTGCGTCCAGCGGGGATCGCATTATTGATTGCCCTGATAAGATTCTTAATGTGCCATCCCGCCATTGCTGACATCTGCGGATCTTCCAATACTGGCAAAAGCTCTGCAATCTGATAGCGGCGTTTGCGTCCCCAAATAGGAGTTGAGTCTGTTTCCTGCGGGGTTTCGATAGAGAAAAATGTGTAATCTTGACGAAGGAAATCTGGCTTCCAGTCACGAAGGTCGTCCCAGCAAAGACCACAGAAACCAAATGTAGTATTTTCGTGAACAACCTGAGCAATAATGTCGTCATTTCCCTTCCAACCACGGATACATTTCGTAATCTCTTCGCGGAAAATTTTAGTTTTATTTTCCGTATCTACACCTTCGATTGGATACTTGGTATAAGTAAGAGTAGGAGCCTGTTCGATTACCTGTTTGAATGGAGGCTGAATACGGCTAACCATCGTGGACAAAAATCCAGTAGGACGATTGCTGCGCCAGTTCTGCCCCATGCTCTCAAGCTTCTTTGCGCTATATGGAGGCTCATTATTTAGCTTTTTCTGAATTAGCTGATTCTTGCGATTGCGCTCAACATTCTGTTGTTTCAAGCGACGATATGCAGAATGTGCTTGCGCTGTGTCCTTAAATGTCCGCCTTACCTTGAGCGTCTTCGGATCAACAGTATCTCCATTGCTAGTTGGAGAACGATCCTCCATCTCAATATTAAGCGTCCTCGGTTTCGTCTGGTTATCAGTAATACGAGGAGCCTTGTTAGCGTATATGTCGGTAACAAAAGCGGGTAGCGGTTTTAAAACATCTGCCATAATTATTTATTATTGTTCAACCAGCAAGTGTTTGGCAAATCATTTGATTCAGCCAATTTTTCTTTGTCAAAGAAAATCGCAGTTCTATTGTCATGCCTTAATAGTTTGCATCCACCTAAAACTGCTGAAGATTTTGTGTCTCTTGCATTACGAATACTTGCACATATACGATCTGTTGCTGCAATGCAAGAAGAACATCCTCCCCTCCAATTAACATTATTAGGACAATCCCTGCATATTTTAGCTCGTTCTTCTGCTATTTCATCACTAATGAGTTGATTGCGCTCAGTAGAGTAAAGAATATTTCTAGCCCAAGTAGAAATATCATTCATCAACTCTGTTCTAGCTGTAGGACTCGTTACACTCGTTACAACAACCATGTCAACGCCATGGCAAAAGTGAGGCCAATTCCCACAGATATAGTTAGTTACATCTCCTTCAACATCTGCAACTGGAATGTAGTTCTCTGCACGATAATTCGTTACATTTTCGAGTAGGCTTTTATAACTGCTGCCAGTAATCTTAACATCAGCTTCCATGTAGTGATGTCCGCCCGGAGGAATAATTCCAATAATTGGCTTAGGCATAGTTATTCAGAAAAATCAACATATTCCATTTTTTCGATACCCTGCAAGGCTTTTGTTCGTTGTGGCAATTCTGGTTTTGCGTCATTCATAGTCGCAATTGCGCCTCCCCGTTGTCTCAAGAGAAACACTAATAATGATAGAGAATCCAATGCGTCTGGGGAATGTTGCCTTGTGCGTTTGCAATAATCACCCTTGCTCTCCACGCGAACCAAGCCTTGGCCTTTCTGTTTGTATCGGCGAGCGGTTGCCTGCCTGACAAGTTCCTCGCTGCGGAATCCGGGCGATATTTTTAGATACTCAAACTCCAGATATTTCGCCAAACCGAAAATCAATTCTGTGACAACACCAGAATAAAGCTGAGATGCTGGCAACGAATCATCACCAAGAATGTGAGTTTCAGTAGCAGCAGTTGAGTAATTCACTCCAAGAACATCTCCCCACACAGTCTTCAAGGAATCATGGATTCCAGCTCCGTTTCCTGTTCGATCAACGCATACCCAATTCGGAGCTATACGCATTTGCTTACAGAATCTGATAATATTTGTGGACTGCTCTAGTGTCGCGGCCTTGGGGAAAGGAATCTGTGAGTCAAGTTGTAAGACAACCTTGGGATTCTTGTATTCCACAAATTTCCCGCTCATTGGCGTATATCCGTCAGAAAGCCCAAATCTGCCGTAGGAGCAAATTACTTGGTCATTGCCCTCCAAAGCTAAATCAAGAGCACACAGAGGCACTACAGGCCCAACAAAACGGGTAATTCCCATAGCATTGTCCATCATGCTTGGCGTAATGATTGACATCGACACACCTTCTTGCGGGAACCATCCCCTAGCCATGGTGTAATATTCTGCTGTCTTCCCTTTAGATTCATACGCCTGAAAGCCCTCGTATGTCTGAAGACCGGGAAATGCAATCTTCTTCTCAATCACATTCTCGCATTTAGCCGCATCTAATCTTAGAACATGCCATGCATCACGGCTCTTCCACTCAAGATCATCCTCGCAGTCAATAGATCCCCACCCTGCTACTGGCTCGCATCGCTTTCCAAATTCACTTGTCCGATCTTTTGGGTTAGATGCTCCAAAGATTTTAATTCGGCCTTTTGCGCCTTCTGTATCGGCAGCAGACAAAATGTTCTGTAAGCCTTCCCAGACACCAGCAGGAACTTCTTCAGCTTCGTCCAGCACAACATGGGTTCGACTCATTCTACCCCATTTAGGGTGGGATTTCCCACTTCTTGGACTAGGGTGAAATCCACGAAGTGTTCCAGTTCCACTATCTCCCCTTGGAACCGCGACTAGGTGAATGCCATTCTTGGAATCATTATTTGCTTGAATAGACTTCACAAGTGTCTCACTACCTTCAAACTCTGGTCTAACCAATGCAGTAGTATAGAACTTCTTAATCGCTGCAAATACATTTCGCTGTGCGTGTTCTGCGGTAAGAGACACAACTTTAATGCAAGTATAATGTGGATCACGCATCCAATCCAACAAGAACCAAGCTGCCGCACCGAATGTATTATGTGTTATTGTAAAGTCGGATAAAAGAAATCTTTTGTCTCCATCAAGAACGAATCCATAATATTCACCATCTCCAACTGGAGTAACAGTTATTTTTTTACCAATAGGAACTTTAACTTTTCTTTTTTCGCATTTTTTAAGCCTGCACGGGATAATTGAGCAATCTCCACTAATATGGCCTCTGTAATATGTTCCCCATACTCCATTATTAACGCAACGCTTCCTGCATTGTTTTACGGTTACATCAAGACCAAGGCTTCTTGCAATAAATGCTATTGAATAAGCAATATCTTTGTTTTTTTGAATATAACCATATCCCGGCCCAGCGGCATAACCATCTGCGTCAATAAATCCAGCAAGAACATTTAAACGGACATCTCTTGAATTTAATTTGTAACAATCTGGGATTGTCTTTTCGTTATCTTTCAACGCAAAAGACATTACTTTTTTAATTGTTCCAATTCCATTAACAAAATAAACGCTCGATTTATTGTTTGGTTGATCTGTTTTTACAATTTTACCTCCCAAGTTTTCCCAATAACTAATCCAAGAATCTCTCGTAACATCGTCCATTGTTGTTAATCCGAGCCTATCTCCTTTTCCATTTCCATCTCCAAGCCACAATCCAAAAACATAAGGCTCCATTGCAATTTCTTTTAAATCAAAATCAACACCACAAGAAACTCCTTTATAAAGATTTTTAAATTGCTTTGATGATTTAAGATATTCTTGCAATCCAATATCAATCATTTTTCCTTTTGTGTAGTTGCTTGATATTGTTTTTTTGTCTCCATTCTTCTTGTTTTCCGTGCAAACAAGAGTAAGAATATGGTCATCTGTTACTGTATATGACTCACCTCTTTCTTGATCTATGCGATACATTGGGGATATTCCGCTATGCAGATCGACAACATTTCTTGGTTTCCCATCTGGCCCCATCACCTTGTCTCCAATTTTTACATTTTCAACATTATTCAATGTGCCATCCGACATGATAACTTGAGTTCCCTTCAAAAGACACTTTCCCATTGCGCCTGCACCTTGAATCAATAACTTGTCTTGCTCAAACAAGCATCGCCATGTGTTTTGACTAGACATCGGCCTCCAGTCATACACATTCGGCCCCCAAAGAATTGTTGCTGCTGCCTCAAACTGATCCGCATCCAGCAAAGTCTGGACATAGTTTTGCACTACTTCCTTCGCTTTTGGTATATCTAATTCGACCTTTCCTTTCACAGATGCCGCATTTAGAATGATATGCTTCGCAGCATATACAATCCCAACATCTTCGTCTCTGTCAGCCTCCTCCCTTATCTCTTCGGCTAACTTGATGATTCTACTGACGCTTCCTCCAATCACACTAGTTCTGGAAGGTTTCGTTCTTGTTTAAACCTACGCAAGACTTCTCCGACCCTTTCCAGCGTGTCATCGCATCCATTAACTTTTTTCTTTTTTATTGTGCCATCTTCATTATAGACATCAACATAAAATTCTTTAAACTCTCCAGAATCATATCGCAACTTACTGCGAATCTCGTTTTCCAAGTCGCTAATGACAATCAACGCATCAAGACCAGACAACGCATATTTATGGTCGTCTTGCTCCTCTGGTAAATTAAAAATAAGTTGAGCTTTCATTGTGTCACCATGTTGTAATACGCTTTACCAAAACATCCAGACTCTGCAAGTGTAATTACTTGCCCAAGACCGCCAGTCCATTTATCTAACTTCTCTTTAGTCAACTCAACTGGATGTCCGTCATGTGGCGGGATATCTACCCATTCAAAGATTCGCAATGTCTTTGCCGCATTGAGTGCGTTCTTGATAATTAACTCTGGGTCATCCGTATGTTGAAGGCAGTTGTAAATCCATGCCTCGTCACATCCTCTTTGAAAATGCGTAATGGTTAAATCCTCTCCGCGCATTATATATGGTTGAATTCCCTTCGCTGCATATCTTGCATATGTCCACTTTGGATACTTAAGCGGATCGACAACCAGTGAGCGCGGCGCAAGGTTAATCGTTTTCAGCAACATTGATGTAGGCCCACCTCCAATATCAATGATCCTTGCGCCTGCTACGTCAAACGAGTAGCCAACGCGTTTCAAGCCCATATATCGAGCATAGACATAATGCTTCTGATCTTCGTCGAACATATTGCAACAATCTCCCCAGTAGTTTGATTCAAATGTGTAGTCACTCATATGATGCTTGGATAAACCTTTGTCATTGCGTCGATTCCATTTCCATCAGCATACCAGCCTTTGCCATCATAAACATCTAGAACGTCTGAAAAATACTTCTCATACATCGGCGCAACCTTCTCTAATGTAAAGTTCTCTCCAAACTTTCTGCAGTTCTCAGGCTTGATCTGGTCAATATTTTTGATCGCATCCACAAAATCACCCATCGTCCGACAACGATAACCCGTGATACCATGCAAATTATTCTCTGCAAAGCTACCCCAGTCTGTCGTTATCGTGGGAGTTCCACAAAGCAAGTTCTCAATCTGGACGCCTCCAAATGGCTCAACATACATGGAAGGCAAAAAACTAGCCTTAGCATTTGCCATCAATTTCTTACGCTTTACCACGTCGGCATATCCGACATATTCAACATGCGCTGGCAACTTATATCCTTCTTCTTTCTGTCCTGCAATGACAAGCTTAACCCCTGCTTTTTCCGTGGCTTGAATCGCAACATCAACGCCTTTGCCTGAATAAACCCTGCCAAGATACAGGAAATAATCTTCTTTCTTATCGTTAAATTCAAAGTCTTCTTCATCGAAATAATTAGGAATTACAACATCATACCAATCTTGATTGCACTGACCAACATTCTTCAAGCCACAATAGGCATGATAAATCGCGTAACTCTCCCATACCTTCCACCTTGCCCAGTGTCCTCCTGCATATCCGATGCCCGGCTCTACAACAATCATGTCGTTATGCGCGTCACAAATCGGACGAACTCCACTGCCCCAGAATGGCAAAATAAAATCATTCTTCAATTTCCTTTTTCCAACTTCTCTAATCGCATTCTTAAAAAATGTCTGATAGGCGTGATCGTTTGTGTTGAACTTGAAAAAAGTCTTACGCCAATCATGCGAGCCATATGACTTCTTAAAGTCATCATTCGTCAAAACCGTGACATGCTCTGTGCAAATCAAGTCTGAATCTTCATGCCCATAGTGAATGACTTCATGCCCTCGCTCTGTCATCATCTTTCCGAATTTAACGACTTTCTGAGTATACGCGCAGGCGTTGAACTCTTTACTCGTTACGGTGTGTGGAAGTCCTAAAATTTGAAATCTCATATTTATTTATTCAAAAGCTTGTATCCATCTCTAAAGTTTCCTCGGTAAATCTCAAGTCCTTTTTTTCTCACTGTGAAAACTGACGGCTTCCCTCTATGATCCCAGCCTCCTGAAATGTCACCTTGTCCAATCTGAACCAATTCAACGCCGAACTCTTTCGCAAGTTCTATGCTCGTTATGTCTCTGTCGTAAATATCCTGATAAACCACGGTCTTGATTCCATGGCTGGCAATCGCTTTCAAACAATCATTGCATGGTAAAAGCGTAACAGCAATCAAAGCGCATTCGTTTGGCTTCACATATCTCAACGCGTTTTGCTCAGCATGGACGATGTAGAGCCTTCACTTATCTCGATCTTGCCAATCTTCACGCATACCAGCAGGAAAACCGTTAAATCCTACACCTGCGACCGTATTGTCATGGCGTAACAAACAAGCCCCCACTTTTCGCCATGGGTCTTTTGATTTCTTCGCGGCAACCTTGGCAATCTCCAAAGCATATTCTTGCCAGCTCATAGTTCAAATGCTCGCATCTCGCCGGGGATGTCGTCTGGGAATCTGATGCCTTCAACATCTGCCTTGTTGAAGCGTTCAATCTCCAACGCGTCTTTGATCTCTTCCCGCAAGTAAGCTAGTGCCGAATCATAGCTGTCAAAACGAGCTGGCTCTGTGTGGTGTAAATATCCATTTCGTTCTACCACATAAACTGGATCGTTTCCATAACTCCATCGCGTTTCGATGCTCCAATGGCAATCTCGGTCTTTGTGGTGGTCGCCAGAGATTAGCTTGTGATATTCTCCCGCAAGCTTTGTGATTTTATTCGTCGTCGTTTTCATTCGTCTCGTTTTCTAGTTGGTTGAATGCAAAATCCATTTCATGATGGAAATGCTCCTCTGTAAAATCTCCCTGATTCAATTTGAAAAGGCAAGCGGCCATTGTTCGCAATACCCTTGCATAGGCAATCGTCGTCGCAAATGCTGCCTGCGTTGCTTCTCCGTAGTTTGCAAACATCGGCGCGCCCTCTTCGTTTATCTCATCGCTTCCGTTGTTTCTAATCTGTGACAATAGCCACATGGAAAACATATCGAGATTTTGAATGAAGTCGTTCGGGTTTAACTGATCGTTTTCCATTTCGATCTGGCTTTCCATGTCCTTCTGACCATCGGCGAATCCTTCCCAGTAGTCTTGACTCATTGGCATGATTCACACTCCTCATCATCTAGATTGCAAGTGCGTGGAATGATCTCGTCGAAATCTTCGTCCGCTTCGGGCGGTGGGCCTTTGATTTCGTCGCCGTGTTTTTTGTCCATGCGTTGAATTGCTTGCGTATTTGAATAGGAAAGGGATCCATATCGCTTGGAAAGTTTTTCCATATTCTCGGAAATCACTTGGTCGAGATCCGTGCCGATGCTGTCGAGCATGCCAGTGATGTAGAAAAGTAAGTCTCCGCATTCTTCTTTCACATTGGCAATATCGAGTTGCTTTCGGTAGATAACGGCTTTTTTCACTGCGTCCAGCAACTCGCCGGCCTCGCCACTGATGCCAATAGCCATATGCAGGCGGTGAGCGTCTAGCGGTGTGATTTCGGAAACAATATCCTGGCCAGGTTTTGCTAATGCGCGAACGAATTCAATGTATGTCATAGACTTTTTTTCCTAGCTGGTTTTTTTACCCTCGCAAGCGTTTTTTCACTGTTTGGAAAGGAAAATCTCTAGCTTACGAATATCAGACTCTAGAATGCTCTTCTCCTTTAGTGTGCTAGTGAGGGACGATCTGAGCAATTCGACAAGCTTGTGGGCCGTTTCTGGGCTTTTGCTGGCGTCGTATGTAGTGAGAAGGATTTTAAGTTCGGTCATGGTTTTTTGGGGCATAGGACGGGAGACGATGACACACGGGAGAAGCAAGTCAAACCATGGCCTGGCTTGTTTTTACTTTCTTATCACTTAGCCATTTCCTGAAAATGCGGGAATCTGTCAGAATATGACAGATTGAAGCAAACCCCTGCGCTGAGATTGTGTCTCGTTAGCTATTCAGATTCTACGGGTTCGGGCTGGATGTCTATGATCTGCGGTAGTGCATCGGGTAAAGCTTCGAGGTCTTGCAAAGAATTTTGTGTGTTCCTATCGGGAACGGAGAAAGAAATCTTAAAGTTTTGTTGAGAATTAGATTCAACTTCTATTCTGTCGCCGTATTTTTTCGGCGCGAGTTTGGAGGCCGTCCATTTTAGTGCGTCGATGCGTAGCCTGCCGATTTGCGCGTCGTGTGAATTAAATGCCTCCGTCAAAACCATATCGGCTAGGGTGTCGGCCTTCCGTGATCTCGCACGAGCGTAGGATTCCAAAAAATCTAGGTTCTCATCCTGCCAGTTGTAAACGCTGCCAATGCTTGGCATGTCTGGGAGTTCGCAGATAGCTTGGAGAGTCATTCCTTTTTCTATCATTTCGCAGATGGCTTGCGCTTTCTCTTTTGTGTAGCTTGTGGGCCTGCCTAATTTATTTTCCATGGTTTCTATGGGTAACTGAAAAAAAATGCTTGCCAAGTATTTTTTCTTGTGGCTACCCTCAGCCGCAGCGCGGATGCAATATGATTGAAATCATATTTTCCCGTCTGTTGCTTGCAATAAATTGAATCGCATTCAATCTGATGGGATCAGATTTCGCTTTGAAAGTTGGCATGATTCTTGATTATTTCCTTTTTGATCTTGGCATGGTTTTTGAATATTTGGAATGATTGTAAATTAGAAGCAACATTCCCCTGCCTCTTGCGGGCGGGAAGTTGCAAATTTGATTCTGAAAATCACAGGTTCAGATTTTCCACAAACGTTTTTGAAAGATTTTTTCTGTTTGTGAATCGTCCGCAGAGCCGCATTGGATGCGGTTCCGTGGGCTAGTCAATAAAATAAACGCGTGGGCGAGAAAATATATTTTCACTTTTTTCTTGGTGATTCGAGTGGGTGTGCGAGTCTCTTTTCAGCAAACGGGAACGGTTCCTGAATGCGAAAAACTCAAATGAAAATCCAAATCCGCACCACCACCGAAAGCCTCGACCCCAATGATACCTGCACACCCGAGGAGGCCGCACTTTCCCTGCGCAGCTATTGCGCCGAGATCGACCGAGAGATTGCCAAAATTTACCCAAAGGCTGAGGTCGAACATCTCAACGAGGATTCCTGCGGCAACGGAATCCGCGTCACAGGCGTCCCGCTCAACGAGGAGCGTGACGAGCAGGCCGAGATCGCAGACGCAATCCAGCGCATTTGCGAGGATGTTTTTGAAATAGGAAATTTCTGGGCGCAACCCGCTCGCTGATCCCATGAAAATCTTTTCTCATCTTCTCTCCGTCGCTTCCCTTGCTTCCCTTGCTATGGGGTGCGCCTGCCTGCTTTTCTCCGCTTCGGTTCCTGCTTTGATTGGCTTTCTCGCCTTTGCATCGCTTGGATTGGTAGCCGTGAAATTAAACCCCGAAATCTAACCTTTGTTCCCCTCAGAACATCAAACCAAAAAACCAAAAAATACACACAAAATGAAAACCACATTGTCCAATTCGCACGCCGCCGAAATCCTCGCAAACGACGAAAATTCGTCTTTCTCCCGCCTCGGTGCATATGCCTTGGTTGACTACCTAGAGCAAATGGAGGAAGACTGTGGCGAGGAAATAGAGTTCTGTCACATTGCCATTCGCTGCGATTATTCAGAATATGAGAGCCTTCAGGAATGGGCGCATGAACATTTTTCAAATGCCCTTGAGGAACTCGGATTTGATGAAACAGAGGAAAACGACGACGAACAGGTTGATGAGAAAATCCGCGAATATATTCAAGACCGTGGCCAGCTCATCGAATTTTCGGGAGGTATCATCGTTTCCTCGTTCTAATCCATGCGCACCTTTTTAATCCATAAACAAAAACCATTTCAAACCATGAAAAAACAAACAGAAGAAATCCCTTTAACGCACCTATCAAAAAACTCTGAGGGGTGGTCTTTAATGCACAACGGAATGCTATTGTGTGCCGTTACGACGCAAGAAAGGGCGGAAGGATTTGCGGAACATTTTAAACTAAAACTCCCCCATGTCTTTTGGGATGGGGAGCAAGGGCAATTCGTTTCCATTTAATATTTTCCAATAATGAAAACCATAAACCACACGCCCGCCCCTTGGGACATTGAAGAATCCTTTCAAGGTTGGAATGTGTGGAAATTTGAACCAGAGGGGGAGGCATGAAATACCCGCAAGGAACAAAGTTTATTCGTCGCGGTGATAGGCACAAAAGAGTTTTGACCGTGTTTGACTATCATACAACGCTCCGCTTTCAGATTAAACAAGCGGAGCGGCACGGTCTAGATTCAATCACTATCACTCTACCAAGGGCGAAGCAGATTGCGCGAGAGTTGCGCGATAGCATCAAGGAACAAGCTAAGCCAGTTTCCCGCTTGGATCGAATCTTTTCAAGCGTAGAAAAAGCAAAGTTTGCTGAATACTGATAATGACACGATTCAAAACCATTCAAGACATCTTGCAAAAGCAAAGCGAGGAACGAGACAGGCAACGCCTAGCGGATTTCCTCTTAAAAATCTTCTTTGCTCATATAATAATCGTAACTTTATATTTTTACCTCACAAAATAATTTGTTCCCCTCAGAACATAAACCAATAAATAATATAAATATATGCAAAATCAATTAGTAGTTCACAACCAATCGGTTCAAGACATAACAGCAATGGCGCAAGCCATCACCAAGTCGGGCCTATTCGGCATCAAGACAGCAGATCAAGCCGTGGCTCTCATGCTCGTAGCACAAAGCGAAGGAAGGCATCCTGCGAGCGTTGCCAGTGAGTTTGATATCATCCAAGGCCGTCCAGCTCTCAAGAGCCAAGCGGCACTGGCGAGGTTTCAAGCAGCAGGCGGGAAAATCCAGTGGGTTGAGCGCACAGACTCCAAGGCAAGCGCGAAGTTCAGCCATGCACAAGGGGGCGAGTTGCTTGTCGAATGGACTATTGAACAAGCAAGGGATGCAGGGCTAACATCAAAGCAAACATGGAAGCAGTATGCTCGTGCCATGCTCTCGGCTCGTGTTGTCGCAGAAGGTGTAAGAGCCTGTTATCCTGCCTGCCTTAATGGCGTTTACTTGGCCGAGGAGGTTCAAGACTTCGACACCAAGCCAAGACCAGCCAAGGAGGTTATTGAACTCGTTCACGAGGCTCCTAGCGCAAAAGAAGTGCCATCCTTGCCAGAGCCTCCCAAGGAAACCACTAATAATGTCGAAATCCCTAATAATGCGGAAATCCAAGGGGAGATTGTCGAAGGCGAAATCTCATGGGAGGCTAACTGGTGGACTCCTGAAGTTGAGGCAATGCTGGCAGATGTTAGTGAAGTGAACGCATACCTCGTCAAGAAGGGTAAAATCAAAGATGGGCAGACTTGGAAGGACATCAAGGACGAAACTTATCGCGCAAACCTTGTAGCCAAGACCAGCAAGTTCATCGAGGCCGTTCTCAAGGCATCAAAATAATGGAAGATCAAGAATATCGTGCGCCATCAAGGAGCATGGATGACGAGCCGCAAGACAATCCACAAGAACAATAATGAAGAACACAATTACATTTGAAGGAGAGCGGACAGCAATGTCCGCCTCTGGCAACACGGAATGGTATGAGTTCACAATTACATCGACGCATCGGATCACACGATCTGGCGCGAAGGCTATTGGAGAGGTTCACGGCATGGGTGGTCAAGACTTCTCATGCGAAGAATATAATGAAGATGGACTTCATATTTATAAATGCAAGGCAAAATGTTACTGCGATTAAATAAACACAAAACAAAATAGAAAAATGAACGCAACACAAACAAACTGGAAAAAACACACGCGCAAAAAGAGAATGAACTCCCGCGAGAAGCATCTACTCACAGCATTGCAGGACATAGCCGCAATGGTAGTAAGTCCTAACGACACACGGGCAGACATTCTCGCTCATGCGCTAAAAGCTATTGGGAAAATACAATGAATCTTACACTTGAAACAAAAAGAGCAATCGTGACTTCTCTCTACATTACCATAACGCATTATTGGAAACAGAGAAAATCACTAGTGAGTAGGGGATATATTAAGCAATCAATCGAAGCGATCAGAGAAATAACAAAATAGAAAAATACAATGAAAAACACAAAAAAAAGAACATTCGGCGATGAGATTTCATTTTATCTCGATGCAACTGGAGCAGGAAATGGAATTATTACTAATGATTCAGAAGGAGGAATGTCATGTATCATTTATAATAAAGAACATGATGAAGTTGTAATAATACAAGAATGCAACGAAGGAGAAGCAAAAACAATGTTCTTGTATGACAATGAAATAAATGCACTTAGAGAAATTCTGAAATGAATCCAGACCAAGTTTTATTTATTATCTGTGCTTCATTTGAAGCAGCCAAGTTCCTAATTCCAGTTGCCATTTTCGGCTACATACTAATCAGATTAAATCCATGAATATAAGACACTCATTACTGCCAAAGCTGGCAGAATGTCCTTGCTATGAGTCCAAGAAAGGCGAGGCAGGCCCAGCGGCACAGCGTGGAACATTGCTCGATGGTCGATTCCGCGAGGCATTGTCCACAGGCGAGCTTAACGAGGTTGACTTGTCCAAGGACGACATTAAAGCCGTTAAGTGGGCAGTTAAGCAGGTCAAGAAAATCGCTGGTAATAATGCGATAATCACAGACGAGAATCTTCTTAAGGTGAAGACTCCCGGCATTGACCATATCGGAACAGAAGATTGCAGGATTCCAAACATTCAGACCAGCGGAGATCTAAAAACGGGAATCCAGCGGAGTTATTTTTCCCAAATGGCGGCATACGCATGGGGCAACATGGAAGCAAACTTCTGTGAGGAATGGACTTGTTACCTCATCTTCTGCGACCAGAAAGAAGTCGTTGAACACAAGTTCACACTAGCCAAGGCTCAAGAAGTTGTTGAGAGCATTATCAATGAATATGTGAATCCCGAAAAGCTTCCAAGCGTTTGCCAGTATTGCTCATGGTGCGCCAAGAAGGATGTTTGTCCTGCGGTTGTTGGCCCAGTAGTAGAAGCCAATCACCTGATGGACTCAACGCAAAATCTAGCCGTATTGCGCGAAGAGATTGCCAATGATCCTGTCAGGCTCTCAAGGTTCCTAGAGATTAACAAGATGTTTGAGTCTGAGCTAGTCAAGCCACTCAAGGAAATTGCCAAGGAAAAGCTGGAAGCTGGCGAGGAGCTTCAAGGTTGGAAGTTGTCGCAAGTAAAGGGAAGTGAATACTTCGATAGGCTTTCGATTGTCCGAGCTGCAATCAGCGGGAAGTGGAGCCTAGATGATCTTGTTGATGCACTAGGCGGAACAATGAGTAGCAGCACATTTCGGGAGCTTTGCGAAAAGTATCGCACTCCAGTTATCGAAGAAGAAGCAAAACGAAAAGATGGATTCTCAAAGATGATCCAAGCTAAAAATAAAAATAAATAAATATATGCCAAAATCAGAATACTACGACGATCCAGAATCATACTGGAATGAAAAGAAAGAACGAAAAGAAGCGGACGGCAAGGAGCGTCTGGAACGATGGGAGCGACAGAACCCGAATCATGTTTATGGACAAAGTGAACTAAGGCCACCAAGAGAATGAGAATCAGAACAGGATACAAACAGAAAAGCAGGCACAAGCTTGACGAGAACGAGAAAGAAGCAATCCAGAAGTGGGTTTCTCTTCGAAAAATTAAACCACAAGAATGGGTTGATAAGGTTAATTCGCTTCCAGACATTGCAAGGGGCCAGATTGCAAGAATGATCTGGTGGGATTTCTGGAGCGATAAGCTGGTAGCCAATCGTTGGACTGAGTTTGACCATTGGCTCCAATTTGACTCAAGAGAGGAAACAGAGCCAGTTCCACTAGATATGATAGCTGAATGCCTCAAGGTAGTGGGTTATCCAGAATATCGTATTAAACTTCGCCTAATGGCCTTTTAATAAATATGGAAAATAAATATAACCCCGGATCAGTTGAAGCGATAGATGCAGGATGCACTTGCCCTGTCATGGATAATGGTAGAGGCAAGGGATACATGGGAATGGATGGAATTTTTGTGTATAATGAAAATTGCGAATACCATTCAGAGACAATCAAGAAAGTAATTAAAGAAATAGAATATAATGAGAAAAAGTGAATTGTGGAGAATATATGTTAAGAAGAATCCATCATTTGAAGGAGATGGAAATGTCACAATGTCAGCAAGGGGATTGAAGAAGCTATTCGATACCACTTGGGACACTGCATATTACGATGGAGAAGAAGAACCTGTTGAAAAAACAAAGCAGAGTTTTCAACCAAGGTCAGCATCAATAAATGATCTAATGTCAATATTCGGAATGAAATAAATATATGAGCCTTATAATAAATAATAAACAATTACTTGATACAGTTGAGTCACTTGAGAAGCGAATCAATAAGCATACTGAAATACTTTCTAAGCTAGAAAAGCTAATCAAAGAATGCGCAGGATCAAGAATATCAGAGGGAGTCTCGCAAACTCTACAAGAAACAATTAAAGAAATATACAAATGAACACAATACAAAAAATACTTAATCTATTTAACGAAGACAAACAACCATCACTTCCAGAGCGATTTGAGAAATACCATGTAGAAAACCCAGATGTTTACAATTGCCTTGTTTCACTTGCGAGAGAGGTATTGCAAAATAATAGAAGCAGGACGATGGGGATTGGAATGCTCTACGAAGTCTTGAGATGGAAGCATTATGTAACAACTCATGGCAGTGAGGAATACAAGCTTCCGAACGAATACAGGGCATTCTACGCTCGCAAGATCATGGAACAAGAGGCTGATCTAGCTGGATGCTTCAACACACGCAAGTCGGTTGCTGATGCTAAAATATAATGCAATTCAAAATAGAACAATATGAGAGATGTCAATCAATGGCAGAAGGCTCTATTGAGGATCATCTCATAGGAATCACAAAGCCAACGATTGACCGAATACTCAAGATGGAAAATCCATCAGACTGCATAGCACTTTATACCTTCTATGCCTACACAAGAAAATGGCAGAAGAATAATGCTGTTTACGCGACATCTGAATATGCAATGAAGGCCATGGCTTGGGGTAGAGAAAGATTTGCCAAGGCAAAGTCACAGTTGAAGGAGGCTGGCTTCATTGAAGACATCCAGAGGAAAGATGCAGGAGGAAAAGTCATTGGTTGGTATGTTGGTGTTAAGTTTGCACAGAACGCAACGATGGGGAATTTCTCCATTGCTGATGTTCAAGAAAACCACCCTCCGGCTTTACCACAGGGTGGTTCCACCAGAGTGTGGCTAAACCGCACCCAAATACCTATTACTAATATTAAAATACCTAATACTGGTAAAGAAATGCAAGAGACAGTAGCAGCGCATGAGGCTTCATTGCCTTCACCCTGTGAAGTCAACAAGCCAAAAAGACAAGTTAAAGATAATAGAACAACTGAAGAATTTGTAGCTGAACTCAAGAAAATCTATGACTACATTGATATTGATGTAGAACTCAAAAGAATCGACGCTTGGCTTCTTACTCACCAAGACCGCAAGAAGACTCGCCGCTTCGTCACCAACTGGCTTAATCGAATCGAAAAACCAATGCCCAAACAAAAATCAACCCTTGGAATCACTGAAGGATACCGTCCATGTCTTTAATCCCTATCGCAAACACAGCAGAGAACGCAGCTATCTCTCTGATCATATCAAATCCAGATTGCTATTCACAACTGCACTGGGAGCCATCGTATTTCTTCCAGAATGCCACCAGAAGCGTTTTTGAAGCAGTTGAAGCAGTCTACAGCAGAACAGGAGAGATAACAGCAATAGCGGTCATTTCAGAGCTAGAGACGAATGGGAAGCTTGCAGAGGTTGGAGGATCAAATTCCGTAATGGAGATGATCCAGACAATCTACATTGCCCCCGGCCCAGTTTCAGTTTCGATTGCTGATGACTACAGGCTTCAACTTGTAAAAGCGAAATCATACCGAGATGCAATCAAGGTTCTCTCAAACGCAGACCGAGATATTCGTGATATGCGAATGGACTTGAGCGATCTTGCAGAGGAGATTTCCAACTGCATTATCACAGATAGCGAAATCAAGACGATCAATCAGCACGTTGTCGAGCTAGTCGATGATCTTGAGAACAAGAACAAGTTAGACACATTCAAGACTGGAATGGTGGATCTTGATCTTGGTTTCGGAGGAGGATTCAATCGAGGAGAGATGGTTGTTGTCGGAGCGCAAACATCAGGCGGTAAATCAATCCTACTTTACCAGATTGCTCTGGAGGCATTGCTAGATGGAAAGTCAGTTGCCATCTTCAGTCTTGAAATGCCATGCAAGTCTATCCTTCGCCGAATGGCTTCAAACCTGATTGGCAAGCGAATCGTAAACCAAGGTGACTTTGGAGATGGAACATCATTCGTTGCATCCTTCAAGGAAATTGCCAATGCGCTTCAGGCTTTAGTCAAAATGCCAATCACATTGCGCGATGATCTTTCTGAAGTTGGAGAGATTGACGCTGAGGCTCGCAGACTTGCGGCCATTAACAAAGCGGATGTAATTGTGGTCGATTACCTACAAATTGTAACGATGCCGTCAGCAGACAATCGAGAGCAAGCAATTTCTGAATTGACTCGCAGACTCAAGCTGACAGCACTCAAGAGCCAGTCACTCGTTGTCACCGCAAGCCAGCTCAATGATGATGGAAAGCTTCGTGAGTCTCGCGCAATCGGGCATCATGCAGATCATGTTCTGAGCATCGTTCACGAAAAAAGCGGATCAACAATTTTCGTTGATAAAAATCGCCGAGGTGCTAGAGGCATTGGATTCCCAGTGAGTATGCGTGGAGAAATTTCACGCTTTGAGCAAATCGAAAAACAAGAAAAGAAAAAATGAGTGACACCGATTCAGCATATCTTGAAGCAATGAATTGTCTTGATTTCGCAAATCACATTTGGGCTTCAAGGCAGAAAGACAAATACGAAGACGCTCAGAAAGCATACGATCTCGGAGTCAAAATCTATCAAGAAAAATTTGTGAAAAAAATGTTTGCGCGGAAGATGATTTTGAGTTCTGATCTCTCGCGTAGCAACGCTACAAACTAATAAATACTATGGATAAAAAATACATTGATAAACCGGGAAAATATATCTGCACAGTCAAAGAGCCGGGTAATGGTTGGCTAGATCAGCCAGAAGGCAAGGCTCCGTTCATTCGCATTCCTTGCATCGTTGATATGCCAGATAATGAAATGCACGGCCATGAGTCTGTCTGGTATGGATACCTGAGCGAGAAAAGCCGTGAGCGCACCGAGGAAACATTGAAGACTGTTTTTGGATGGTCTGGTAAATGGGACGATGAAAACGAGCTTGATTCCTTTATTGGTCGAAAAGTTCGACTTCAATGCGACGAAAGCGAGTGGCAAGGGAAACAGCAAGTAAAAGCTCGCTGGCTAAATCCATTCACCACTAAAAGCGATAAGAACAAAGAAGAGTATCGCAGCAAGCGCAAGATTGTTCTTGAGCAACTGAAAAAAGATTATCCTATGCTTGGTCAGAAAGTCGAAAAGACTCATGACGAAGAGGGTCAAGAAATTCCATTTTGATGATATGGGGATTGTGGCGGTGTTTGGTATTCACTGGTTACATTTGAACCCCGGCCCGTAACCACATAAAACGGGCCACCTTTTAAAATGAAAAAAGCAACAGATTTCTTTGACGCAAACGATCTAATTCATGCTGCCTTTAGATATTATCTTGGAAGGAGAACAATTTCTGCAAATGATTTTGCTCAACGATTAGCTGCATCTTGGTTGCATATACATAGGCTAACAAGAATGATGATTGGCAATGAGTTATTGCAAGCATACGAAGATGCAGAAAAGCATCCAGAGTGGAAGCCGCTTGGTGATAAGTGCGATATTGAGGCTTGGGATTTGGTAAAAAAAAGAATTGAACAAGATGAAAATCACAAGGATTGAAGAACAGCGCAGAATTGATGATCTATACGCATCTGGACAAATTACTCAAGAAGAGTGGAGTAGGATGTTTGATGAACTATCTTCTTCAAGCTGGACTGCTGAATGTAAGGTTGAGGAGGAAAAGAAATGATTGAAATTATTGCAATAATCATTTCTGGATGTGGGGTTATAGCATTCCTATCTGTTATTTTTATTCTATTTTCAGATGACGACATTGAGAATTGATACGCCTGAAACACAAGAAGCCGTAGAGCGTTGGAGGCAAGGCAAGATTAACATCTTTGATGAGATGGCAAGGCTGGAACGCGAGCGGGACGATTATATGCAACGATTCAGAATTGCACTTTCCGAAAGGGATAGTTGGAAGATGCAAGCCGATCAAAAATATGCAATGCGACGAGAACTTGAAGAATTACTCGGAGTTGATCGCAATGATGCTTCTGATGAGCAGTTTCAAAAAGGACTTGATGCTATTAAAAATATAATAGGCGAGCGCGACGAGGCGAGGCGGTCGTTAGAACACATTACCGAATACGGAACAGAGGAAATCAATGTTGCCGTTGATCTTCGCCAGAGATTGGCAACCGCTTTAGTTGAACGCGACGAGGCAAGAGAAGCATTAAAAATAAAACAATGAACTTCACACATTCCATTCTTAAGCAGATGGGATATAAATTAGATCCAGATGGAAACTACTCACGAACTGAAACTAATACTCCACGGGTATCTAACCCCAAGCCTAAACCAGTTGCTAGGAAAGCATTTCCGAATACTAATGAGGGAAAAGAAAACAGCAAGAAACGCTCTTTTGTCCGCATTACGCGATATAGTTGCAGACCACTCGATTGCGACAACTATGCGGGAGGATGTAAGCCACTTATTGACCAGTTACGATACGCTAAACTCATCAGAGACGATGATCCAGAAAGTGTCCAGATTGAGTTCATCCAAGTCAAAGTTCCAAAGAAAACGGAAGAACGCACAGAGATTGAAATCAAGGAGTTGTAAAAAATAATACCTACTATTAGAGGAAAATCACAAAATTCTCAGATAGTAGGTTTTTAAAATAGTAAATATATCAATAATAAATAAATATGAATAAATACATACTTTGCTTAATTGTTACGACATTGCCTGCTTGCTCAAGCATGACAAGCGAAACATATACAGAAAAAAGGACATTGAAGTATCAGAAAGGAACGCATCCACATATCAAGGATATGTATTTGCATAATAGAAATAATGGAGAAGTGTCATCTCATGGAGTCAATCCAGTAAACAATAATAATGTCATGGTTGCTCCAGCCATTCCAGTTGAGCCTGTAAGCACCCAAGATGATTGGAGGTATGTGAATCCAGACCTTCCAGTAAAGAGAGAGCCAACCTACGAGGATATACAGAACGAGAATAAACTACTTCTCGCTAAATACTATAATAACTGGTTGAGAGAATAGCAGGAACGGGTATGCATGCCCTTTTCAGACTACGGGTTTCCAAGGTTATAGTCACATAGGCTTGAGCCTAATATCGGACTCCCGACCTCGATGTGGCGGCTCCAGATTAGGTCTGAATACCACTCATCAGTGTATCTAGCCTGCCTGCTGAAAATTCATCCTCTGCGGTTTTGCCCATGCCGTGGAGACATGCATCGAACCGTTCGGATAAATCTAAATTCTCTCAAA